ATGCACATTTTAGGTTTACCGACTGACATTTTCAATGTCTATCCGGCAAGCATTAAATACAAAACCTATCAAGCACGCTGGCAGATTGGAGATATTTATGTATCGGGGGACGCAAGAAAAACAGAGGATAACCCACAAGGGTTAGGCTGTTATCTTGTTATGACTGGCAGAGGTTGTGATGATATTTTCCGTATTCTCGACAGTAGGAATTATACCTTTGGGGATATGTTCCGACGTTGTGAGCGAAGATACGGACTGGATAACTTCCATTTCACAAGGCTTGATATTGCCATTGATGATAAAAACGAAAAGCCATTCTTTACCATAGAGCAGATAAAGAAGAAATGCGAAAAAGAGGAATTTATTTCTAATAGTGAGGGCTACCACTTTGACGAAAGCAAGTTTGACGATTTCGACACCGCAAAGACTGTTTATATCGGTGCTGGTAAATCGGGATTGTCCTACCGCTTTTATGACAAGGATAAGGAAGTCTGTTCAAAACATAATAAGACGCTTGATGAAGTCGGCAGTTGGAAACGGACAGAAATGCAACTGCGTGATGATAAGGCTCATGCTTTTGCCATGACATTCAAGGACAGACCGTTGGAACTGGGAGAACTGGCTTTCGGGCTATTGGCAAACAACCTACGCTTTGTCGTACCAAACAGAAATGAAAGTAATAAGAGCAGATGGAAAACATGTCGGTTTTGGGAACGCTTTTTAGGGGCTGTGGAAGTCTTAAAACTGCAAGTACCGAAACTACATAATTCTCTTGAGGAAACACAGCAATGGCTTACAGAGGGTGGCGTGATTTCTGCTGTCAAAAGTTTTTATTTCTTGGAAGAACATGACGCATTAGGTGGACTGGAACGGGTGGGAACTATGCTTGATAAGGCAAGATACAGCACTTCCCTTTCCAGTAAACTGACCGCCCATTTACAGAGGATAAACCGCACCGACCTTATCCCCTATATCCAGTATGACACGAAACATGGGAAAGGGGGTATCTGATGAATAACAACGATATTCCCGTATGGGAAAAATACACCCTTACCATTGAAGAAGCGTCAAAATATTTCCGTATCGGAGAAAACAAGCTAAGACGCTTGGCAGAGGAAAACAAGGACGCTGGCTGGCTCATTATGAATGGCAACCGCATACAGATTAAACGCCGACAGTTTGAAAAGGTCATTGATAAATTGGACGCAATCTAATGCAAATGAGCCTTGTATGTGTTATGATGAACACAAGTCATATCAAGGCTCTTTCCAACAAGGAAAGGAGCAGACACCATGAAAGAAAAAAGACGGGATAGCAAAGGACGTATCCTGCATACTGGAGAGAGCCAACGAACAGACGGGAAATACTTATATAAATATGTGGACGCATTTGGAAACACAAAATATGTGTATGCCTGGAGATTGACACCCACAGACCCGACACCAAAGGGAAAACGGGAAAAACCCTCACTTCGAGAACTGGAACAGCAGATAAGACGGGATATTGAGGACGGTATCGACAGCACAGGCAAGAAAATGACGCTTTGCCAACTTTACGCCAAACAGAACGCACAGAGGGCAAACGTGAAGAAAAGCACACAGAAACAACGGGAACAACTCATGCGGTTATTAAAAGAGGACAAGTTAGGTGCTAGGAGCATTGACACAATCAAGCTCTCTGACGCTAAGGAATGGGCGTTACGCATGAAAGACAAAGGCTTTTCCTACAATACCATTAACAATTATAAACGCTCATTAAAAGCGTCATTCTATATCGCTATACAAGACGATTGTGTAAGGAAAAATCCCTTTGATTTCAAGTTGAGTGAAGTCCTAGAAAATGATACCAAAGAGAAAGTCGCATTGACAGAAGAACAGGAACAAGTCCTACTGTCATTCATCAAGACGGACAATGTGTATCACAAGTATTATGATGATGTGCTGATACTGTTAAAGACTGGACTTCGTATCTCGGAACTGTGCGGACTGACAATCATGGACGTTGATTTTATCCATGAGGTTGTAGTTATCGACCACCAGTTACTAAAGAGCAAGGAACAAGGCTATTATATTGAAACGCCTAAGACAAAAAGCGGAACAAGGCAAGTGCCATTAAGCAAAGAAACGATACAAGCATTTCAACGAGTGATGAAGAAACGCCCAAAGGCAGAACCATTTGTGATAGACGGACGGGGCAACTTCCTATTTGTCAATCAGAAAGGCAAGCCGAAAGTTGCCATTGATTACAACGCCTTATTTGTCCGTATGGTAAAGAAATACAACAAGCACCATAAGGATAACCCCTTGCCACATATCACACCACATACGCTACGCCATACGTTCTGCACAAGACTGGCAAGCAAGAACATGAACCCGAAAGATTTACAGTATATCATGGGACATTCAAATATCAGTATCACAATGAACTGGTACGCTCATGCGTCCATAGATACCGCAAAATCAGAGGTTCAGCGTCTAATCGCATAAGAAGTATTTACCACGATTTTAACCACGTTTGATAGCGAAAATATAAGAAGATAGACCTAGATATGTGAGGTTTACCACAAAAGCAAAATGCCCGTAGAGCCTATAAAATAAGGCTTTGCGGACATTTAAGAAGATATAAAAAGATAGTCAAAAAGACATATATAATTTTATAAAAATTCTGATAAATCCCATTAGCAGGAAACTGGCGATCCGTCCCACTACCAAGGAGAACCGAAACAGCGTTATGGCTGCAAAACCGGAGAAGGGCATCTTGTATCCAAGGATGATCCCCACCTCTGCTTTTAGCGAGACCATGTTCAATCTTCTCGGTTGGAATATTGAAAACAAGTACCGTATTTTAGGTACGCTCTATGAGCAGGATGGCGAGATCGCATATATCTTTGATACCGTTGACTCCGAGGCTTATTTCAAACCCAATGTGCTTTCCAAAGAAACTACCGAGGAGGATGGTTCAAGTGTTCAACCGTTGATGCCCTCGGGAAAGCGCATCCGTGCAATTCCTGAATCCTGGACAAGCTCTTTCGGCAAGCAGTTCTATGCACAGGAGAAGTCCGTTATTGAGCTTCAGCGGCAAAGTGAAGCGGATTGGATGCTTCGCTTGGAGGGTCAGCTTTTTGAGACCGGCAACAAACTCCATGTAACAGGGTTTGAGGAACTCAGAAGCTTCATCACCCAAGAATTGCAAGGTGTAGAAATTTAGGAGGTAGACTATGTCTGATATTACTGAGCAACGGTTCGTTATGGGAGGGCACTCTCCTGAGACGGACTCGGAGCTGCACAAATTTCCGGTATTAAATGATGAGGAAGAGTTAATCGAGATGAGCGAGGAGTTCAGCTTGGAGGAATTCCAGGTTGTTCGTAGAGAATTCTTCGCGCATACCCGTGAACCTGCGGTTACCTTCAATAACCGCAAATTCTATGTTAATTCTGCGTGCTTGAGCAAGTTCCCCAATACGAACTATGTCCAAGCTCTGATTAACCCTCACACCAAGATTTTAGCTCTCCGTCCCTGTGGCGAAGGTGAGCGTGGCTCGTTTCAATGGTGTTCGATCAGTCAAGGGAAGCGAAAGCCGAGGCAGCCCACCTGCACTCTGTTCTTTCTTAAAATGTTTGACATGATGAATTGGAATCCCGATCACCGTTACAAGATGCTCGGGAATATCATTCGTGCCAATGGTGAATACCTGATTGCTTTTGATTTAACATCCACCGAGGTGTATCAGCGCACCTATGACAAAGAAGGTGCTAAATCAACGGCATCAAGAACGCCGGTATATCCGATTGGTTGGCAGAACCAATTCGGTATGACATTTAATGAACACAAGCAGTCCATGCTTGTAAATATCTTCGAAGGCTATGCCATCTACTCAATTAAGGAAAACAAGACAGTACGACAAAATCCGACAGCATCCGATGCTGCCAGTCAAGTTGCTCTGCCGGAAGGAGGTATAAATAGTGAGCGAACAGACTTGCCAACAAGTAACCATATCGGTTGACTTAAAAAAATACCGTATTCGCATTCATCGTAACACCCTGACTTTGCTCGGGACTCCCAAGTATGTTCAGTTTCTCGTTAGCCCTACAGCGATGATGCTTGCAATTCAAGGAACGAACAAGAGAACACATTTTACCCACCGTGTGAATTTGGATGCCCTGCATCCTGATAATTCCTACGAGATTTACAGCACCTTGTTTGTTAATAAGCTGTGTTCCTTGGTATCTGATTTGGATACCGGATGTACATATAGGCTTACCGGTGAAATTATAACCGAAGAGAATGCCGCAGTTTTCCCTCTCAGTTCTCTCCAAAAGGTCGATAGTTTGGAGGATCAATAATGGGGTTGCAAAGATTAAAAACTGATGAAGAGTTCAAGCATCTGATCCGTCCTCTGCTTCGTAAGGAGTATTTGCAGTTGGAACAGAACCTTTTGGCCGATGGCTGTCGTGATCCCATTGTTGTGTGGCACGATGTCATTGTTGACGGTCATAACCGCTATGAGATTTGTATGCGCCACGGCATTCCCTTCGACACGAAGGATATGGAGTTTGAGTGCCGTGAAGCTGCTATCGCTTGGATTTGTGCCAATCAGCTTGGCAGAAGAAACATCACCGAAGAGACTCGCAAGTTCCTTATCGGTATGCAATATGAGAGTGAAAAGGTTGTTACGCGCATTCGTAACAAGATTGGGAAAAACCAACACACCGTGGATATCTCATCTATGAATGAAGAGGAGGCGGACAAGGCTTGCCGTCATTGGACTGCTCAGCGGATTGCCGAGGAGAACAATGTATCTGCTGCCACCGTTCAGAAGTATGCTATCTTTACTCGCGCCTTAGAGGAGATCGGAAAGAAAGAGCCGCGATTAGTTCCTAAGATTCTCTCAGGACAATATAAGATTGCTCATAAGCATGTAATGGAAATGGCAGAACTTACGCCGGAAGACCTGCGGAGGATCAATCGCAAGATTGAGCGTAACCCTGCTCAATTTATGCAATACAAAGCAACACGACCTCCTGTACAGGGCAAGTATGAGACTGCTGCCGGTGATACTCCCACGGGGCCGTCTGTGAAGGATATGCCTGAGTTTGATCCTGATGCGGAGATCAGTAGTTTGACCTTAACAATCCCTTCGTGGAAAAGTTCCATTGAACGGGCAAAGAATACCGCAGATCTTGCCATTGTATCTCCCCAGGCCAAGGACAACTTGGTACAGGCTTTGCATGAGCTGCGAAAGACGATAGCAGATTTGTTATCGGAAATGGAGGACATGTGACAATGGATGATTTCTCGGAATTTGTGCCGAATGTGCATTTTGAAAAAATCCCGATTAAGAACTTGGTTTCAAACCAGGACTACCAACGAAATCTGTCGCAAGCTCGTATTGAGAAAACGGCAGAAAACTTTGACCTATACCAAATCAATCCTGTAAAGGTCAGCCGCAGAGACGGCATCAATTATGTTTTTAATGGACAGCACACAATTGAGATTGTTGCCCTGGCTTCCGGTTCACGAGAGACTCCCGTGTGGTGCATGATCTACGATGACCTCTGTTACGAGCATGAAGCGGATATCTTTGCCAATCAGATGAAGTTTGCCAAGAACCTCGCACCATATGAGATTTTTGTCGCAAACCTTGAGGCACAGAACCAAGATCAACTTATGATTAAAGATTTGGTTGAGTCTTATGGTATGAAGATAGCGTCCAAGAGAGCGCCGGGACATATCTGCGCCGTTTCGACCTTGGAAGCCATTTACACCAAATACGGATATCAAATTCTTAACCGTGTTCTGCGCCTGATCATAGGCACTTGGGAGGGTGACTCCAATTCTTTCTCTGCAAACATTATGAACGCTGTAGCAAAGCTCTGCGTAGTTTTTAAGGACCAGTTGAATGACGAGGTATTCAGCGAGAAACTCGGGGCTGTTTCTATTAAGCAGCTAACGCGCACCGCCAAGGAACGCCGTCCGGGATCAATGGGCTTTGCCGAGGCAATGGTCATTGAGTATAACGGCAAAAAGAAAACCACCGCAGGTAAGCTGTTCCTGAATAAGCTCTATGCCCGTGATGTTTCTCTTTGGATTGAGCCGGACGAGGATGAGGATTTTGACGATTCCGAGGCTTTTGACAACATTGTTCTCGGGCAGTTCAGTGATGATGAGGACAGAGAAAATAACGAATAAAACGATCAGCGAATAAGCCTTGGTTGCTTATTCGCTGTTTGCCGTTATTTACTTCTCGAGGTATTCTTCGAGTTCGTACCCACCGCCGAGTATAATTTGCAGTCTGCCGTCATGGTAGACCTTGATGCATTCCACCATCTGTCTGACGATGGAATCATCGTAGACATCCCTGTTTTCTTTTCGCTTGTCGATGATGTCTTGAATTTCCTTGACTCTCGCTTGGAGCTCTCCGTCCTCGCTTTCGCTTTCACGGATCGCCGTGATGCGTTTGGAGAGTTGCTCGATCTGCATTGAGATGCTCTTGAACTCGTCTTCGTAGTTCTCGGCATCATCGTCCTCTTGGACACTCAGCGATACGAGGTCAAGCATCCTCTTATTGAGGGCATCGATTCGTCTTTCGAGCAGGTCGATCTCATCTGAACCACCGTTGATGCCTATGGCTTCGCCGATGGTGGATTTCATTAGCATGAGGTATGTTGACTCGTCCTCGATGTTAAAGCGGTTCAAGGCTCTCACAATGGCTCTTTGGAGGGCTTGTTCGTCCACGGTGATGGAGTCGGTGCAGTATTTCTTGCCGTAGTCAAGTCGGCTGATGCATCGCCATACGATTCTCCGTTTTCCTCGGATGTTCCATGTCACCCTCTTGAATCGGCTTCCGCACTCTCCGCACATCACGACTTCCGTGAGTGCGTACTTGGAGTGCTTTCCTGAGGCAGTCAGAGCCGTCTTTTCAGACTGGGGTGCTTTTGCCTTTCTTCGTGCTGATTCCTCTTGCACTTTGTTGAATACCTCTCGAGTGATGATTGCAGGGTGACTGTTTTCTACGAGCCACATTGGTGCTTCGCCTTCATTTACTTTTCTCTTTTTGGAGATTGGATCGATGGTGACCGTCTTTTGGAGGATGGCATCTCCGCAGTATTTCTCGTTCTTCAGCATACGGATAATCATCGATTTGCTGAAGTTCAGTTTCTTCTCGGGGATTACGATATCCTCGCTTTGGAGTATCTCCGATATTTCATCGGTAGACTTTCCCGAGAGGTACATATCGAAGACTCTCTGCACGATGACCGCTTCCTCGGGAACGATCTCAGGGTTGCCATCTTCACCTTTTTTGTAGCCGAGGGTACGGCTGTACATAAAGGTAACCTTGCCGTCCTCGAATTTCTTTCGTTGTGTCCATGTGATATTCTTACTGATACTCTCGGATTCGGACTGTGCGAAACCTGCGTATATAATGAGGTACAGTTCGCTATCGCTTTTCAGCGTATCGATGTTCTGTTCCTCGAAGTAGATACCCACGCCGATCTCCTTGAGTGATCTGACATAGTCGAGGCAGTCCACGGTGTTTCTTGCGAATCGGGACACGGATTTTGTGATGATCATATCGATTTTGCCTTTGAAGCAGTCCTCAATCATCTTTTGGAATTGGGGTCGCTTGTCGGCTCTCGTACCCGAGATGCCTTCATCAGCCGCTGTCAAGTAAGGACTAAAGAATTTTGAGATTTGTTTACAATTCAGAGGGTCAAGATGCTGCATCCACCGTTTCAAGGCAGTTCAGCAGCTCCTCCAGTTCATCACGCAGGGCAAGCTCGATTTCAATGCCGCCGTCCTTATAAACCGTCACTCGCTTTACCACATCGTTTGCAATTTCAGCGGTAAGGGTTTCAAGCTCGGTGTATTCCTTGTATTTTTCAATAAAGGTTCCGCCTTGCTCGGTAGTGGTCTGCGAGGACTTTTCCAAACACACCATCTTTTCGGTAAGCTCCTGCATCTGTGTCTGGTTGCTTGCCTTTTGTGATAAGTAGGTCTCCTTGTCGATAGTTCCGTCAATCAGCTTTTCATATAAATCCTGGAGAGATTTTTCAAGCTGATTTCTTCGGCTCTGTAATACTGCAAGCTCACGACGGGCTTGCTTTTTTTCTGCCTGTATGCGTTCCTTCTGCAACAACAGAAGATGCTCCAAGCTGACCGCATAGACGGCATAGGTGCGAATGAGTGTCACGACCATTTCGTGAATATCCGCTTGCAGAATACCTTCCGTGGCACAATCAAAACCTGTTTCCAGATGAACGTTGCGACAATGGTATTTTGCGTTCTTGGTGTTCGATAGCGACATAGCGAAGCCGCAGGTTCCGCATATCACTTTACGGCGAAGCGGATTTCTTTCGGATGCACTTGGAATAAATTCCTTGTACTCCTTCATACGGCTTGCCGCTTTCTGAAACAGCTCCTTTGAGACGATGCCCTCGTGGGTCTCGTCAACAACAATCCAATCGGACTTGCTTTTCTTTATCGTATGCACGTTTCCGACCATATCACGCTCACGCTTGCCATATACGCATTTTCCAATATAGCGTTCGTCACGGAGCACCTTGCAGATAACGCCTGTTGTCCAGAAGTTTTCTTCGTGGATGCTCGGCCAACGGTCACGGGAACATCCCGCCGCCCGTTTGTACAGCATCGGTGTCGTAACTCCCTCACGATTGAACATAGCAGCAATCTCAACAGGCTTTACTCCGTCTGCCGTCAAGGTGAATATCTTCCGAACAATGTCTGCCGCTTCATCATCAATGATAAGGCGGTTTTTATCTTCGGGGGCTTTCACATACCCATACGGAGCGAACGGACTGAGGAACAATCCTTTCTCGGCTCTCATACGCTTTGCATTTTTGACCTTGCCGGAAAGCTCACGGCTGTAAAGGTCATAAATCAGCGTTTTGAACGAGGTATCAAGGCTGTCGATGTCCTGCGGTCTGGAACTGTCAAAACCGTCGTTGACGGCGATGAAGCGAACGCCCAAAAACGGAAATACTCGGCTGATGTAGTTACCGACCACGAGATAATCACGCCCGAAGCGGGATAAGTCTTTGACTACGATGCAATGAATTTGTCCCTGCTTCACTTGCTCCATCATTCTGAGGAAATCCGGTCTTTCAAAGTTCTTACCACTCCAGCCGTCGTCACAAAACTCGGAGATTTCCCAACCTCTGAACTCCGGTCGGCTGCTGATGAAATGCTGCAACAGACCTCGCTGATTGGATATACTTTCGGATTCCGCTTTGCCGGTATCCTTTAAGTCGCCGTCCTCGCTGGATAAGCGAAGATACATTGCTACTCTCACACAGCAGCCCTCCCTTCGATAAATTTCAGTAGTGCCATATATTCATCCCGATAACGCAGGCGAATATCAATGTTTTTGTCTGCATCCACATAGATGCGTTCCACAAGTGCCGACGCCATTTCTTTTGTAAGCGTGTCCGTTCCCATAAAAGAACGGAACTCTGTGAGAAAACGGTTCTCTGCGGTATAGATCTTGCTTTCAAGCTGTTCCTGCTCCAATGTGGCAATAAGTTGTTCAGCTTTTTCTGCTTCTGCCTTGTACCTTGCTTTGAGCGTAACGTATTCCTGCTCAGTCATAAGCTGCTCCACATAGTTCTGATACAGACTGTCATACAGAGATTGGCTTCGCTTCAAAGTGCGCCGTGCCGCTTCCAGTTTGGATGCCGCATCGGAACGCTGGCGGCGGTATTCCGGTTCTGCGTTCAACCGCTTGATAACCTCCTGCAAATCAGCGGCAATCTGTATTTGAGACTGAATTGCCGTGAACAGAACCTCATTTAGTTCATCCTCTCGGATGCTCACAAAGGAACAACGATTAGGGTCGTCTGCGTGACCGGGGCAGATAAAGGTGTACCACAGCTTTTTGCCGTGGCTTACGTTCTTGTATCGAATCAACGGTCTTTGGCAATTCGGACACCACACAAGTCCTTGCAGAATGTTTTCGCTATGTTTCAAATGAGCAAACTTGCCGAGGCGTTCGTGATACTCGCTCTTTCTCTGATTGGCGATTTGTTGTACCTTTTCAAAGGTCTCCTCGTCAATAATCGGTTCGTGGGTATTACGGACGATAATCCAGTTGGCTTCGTCCACATAGGTCTGTCGCTTTCCTTCATAAAAGGATTGCTTTTTTCTGCCTTGAACCATATGACCTATGTAAACGGGATGTGCCAAAATGCTTTTGATAATCTGCGTATGCCACAGCACACCTTTGTATTTCTCGGTTTTGACTTCGCCTGTCTCATAGAGATAAGCAGAGGGAGAAAGAATACCGGCATCGTTGAGCCTGCGACCAATCTGCACCACGCTGATACCCTCGGAACGCCACTCGAAAATCTTGTGAACGGTGGGAGCCGTTTCCTTATTGATAACAAGGTGGTGTTTATCATTAGGGTCTTTGCTGTACCCATACGGTGCCCATGCTCCGATAAACTCGCCACGCTGTTGCTTTACAGTTAAGGCGGCATCTATCTTTTTGGAGATGTCCTTGCTGTAAACCTCGTTGATGAGATTTTTCAGCGGCACGATATATCCGTCTTGGGTTCTCTCTGCGGTCAGCGTATCGAAGTTATCGTTGACGGCGATGAAGCGAACGCCGAGGAATGGGAAGATACGCTCCAAGTAATTGCCGGTCTCCTTGTAGTTACGACCGAAACGTGAAAGGTCTTTGACTACAATGCAGTTCACACGCCCTTTGCGTACTTCCTCCATCATCTTTTCAAACTGAGGACGGTCGAAGTCCGTGCCGGTTCGTCCGTTGTCACAGAACACAGAAACAAGCTCCATATCGGATTTACTCTCGATAAAGGAAGTCAGCAGGGCTTTCTGTCCCTCAATGGTATCTGCACCGGGTTTGCCGCTGTCCTCTACGGATAGGCGAACGTAAGCGGCTGTCTTATATGCTTTCCTCGCAGGAGCAGAGGATTCCACTTCCTGCACAAGAGGATTTGTCTTTCGTTTTGTCCTTGCCATTTATACTACCTCCCGCAATCTTGCACTCCGAAGAATGTCAAGCTGCCAAGCAAATTCATCCTGCCAGCGATAGATGATTTCCACCACGTCGTTTGAATGAATCAGTATTTTATCTATCAGTGCGACCACAACGGCACGGTCGAGGGCTGTAAGTCCTTGCCTTTTGATGAACTCATTCATCCAGGCGTTTTCCGTTCCGTGGTTGTGTATATCCTCAAGCTGTTCTCTGAGAGCATCCATCTGCTTTTCGGCTTCATCGGCACGAGCCGTAAAGCTGGCTTTCAGCCGTGTATATTCCTCACGGTCGATGATGCCGTCCGTAAGATTTTCATACAGAGACATCAGCAGCTTTTGGAGCTTCTCATATTCCTCGTGTTTCTTGTCGAGTTGTCTCTGCACCTTTTGAGCCTGTGCAGTTCTCAGAGGTGCTGTGTCGATAATCGTGAGCAATTCGCTCATATCCACGACTTCGCTGATATGCTGCTTCAAGCTGTCGAGCACGATTTCTTCCAAGGCGTTATCTCTGATACGATGTGGCGAACAGCTCTTATCCTGCTTGTGTGCGGAGCAGACGTAATACACATATTTCTTTTCGCCTGCAGGAACGGTCTTGCGAACCATACTTGCACCGCAATCACCGCAGAAAATCATTCCGCTGAATAGTCCGACCGCTTTACCGCCGGGACTACGGCGTGTATCGCATTTGAGCACCTTTTGAACGCTGTCAAAGTCGATTTTTGAGATAATTGCTTCGTGGCTGTCCTCTATAACAGACCATTCGCTTTCATCCTTGGTAACACGCTTGTGTACCTTATAGCTCGGTGTGGTTTCCTTGCCCTGCACAAGAACTCCGGTGTAGATAGGGTTCTTTAACACACGGATAACCGTGCCTGCCGACCACAATGCTTTTGCATTGGTCTTAAAGGAAGTGGTGAACTTCATTCCAAGGGAGCATTTATACTCCATCGGAGAAAGGACACCGAGCTTGTTAAGAGCATCAGCAATATCCTGTGGGCTGACACCCTCTAATTTCCACTTAAAAATATCACGGACAATATCGGCGGCGTACTGGTCAACCACCAACTTGTTTTTGTTCTGCTCGTCTTTCAGATACCCGAAAGCGGCGAACGAGCCGAGAAACTGTCCGTTCTTACGCTTGATTTCAAGCTGAGAACGAATCTTTACCGAAATATCACGGCAATAGGCTTCGTTTATGAGGTTTTTGAACGGAATGATAAGGTCGTCGGAGGCTTTCTTGTCTCCGAGGCTATCGTAATTGTCGTTGACGGCAATGAAGCGAACACCGAGGAACGGGAATATCTTTTCGATATATTCACCGGCGTCCAGATAATTACGTCCAAAACGAGAGAGGTCTTTTACGATAATGCAGTCCGTTCGACCTGCCTTAACGTCCTCAATCATCTTTTGGAAACTCGGTCTTTCAAAGGTTGAACCCGAAAAACCGTCGTCAACTCTCACCGCATACTCCCGAAATTCGGGTCTCTGCGATATGTAATCACGGAGCAGCTCACGCTGCCCGGTGATGCTGTTGGATTCCTCCTTATCGCCATCGTCACGGGACAGACGGAGATAAAGGGTGGCGTTCCAAATCTTGTTCTGTGTATTCTGCATAATGGCACACTCCTTTTCTCTGTAATGAGCAAAACTACCGAGACGGAGCGTCGCTTTAGTCCTGCTTATATTTTACTTGTTCTGTCCCATTCTGTCGAGGATGTCAGCACTTGGAGCGAATGTACCCTGCAAGGCGTTCCTCCAAAGATACCTCCGTATCCGAGAAACCAACCTTAACGACATATTTACCGTGCTTGTAACAGTAGGGATTTCCAATCTGGCGGATAAAATCAAGGGCACGTTCCCGTTTGGGAAGTGCCGTGTTGACCTTCACATCACGGATGTCCACCAGCTCATCACGGTCAACTGTGTTAAGGTCGATATTTTTCATATTTATAATAGGAATAGATTGCATTACAGCCCTCCTTTTCGGTCTCGTTCATAACTATGCGAATTTGTGCGATTAAATGCGTGTAACATAGGGCTGTTCCAAACCGAGGCTAACCATTACGGCTTTGTCGATGCCCTGCATCTGTTCCTCCGGCACTTTGCCGAGATATTTCAGTACACGCACTTTGTCAATGGTAATGAGTTGTTCCGCAAGAACCACCGAGGGGCTGCTGAGATTTCTTATTCCCTCAATGAGAGAATGGGTTGGCTGATTTGATTTCTTCCAATAACGTGAAGAAACGGGAGCTACGATGAGGGTCGGTGCGTAGTGATTGCCTACATCGTTTTGAAGAAGCAACACCGGGCGACAACCGCCCTGTTCGGAGCCGGTATTTGTGCCGAGGTCAACGAGGTATATATCACCACGGCGATAAATCCAGTTTTCTTTCATAGGCTAAGTTCCTTTCTACATTCCATAGCGGATATGTAAAAGCGACCGCAATCGGATTGCAGTCGCCACGGGGGTATATATCAGAAATTCATCGGGAGGGCATTTTTGCCTGCGTTCTCGTTGTAAATGCGAAGCAACGGGAACAGATACTTTTTGTAACCTGTCAGATTCACGCCAACAGCTCGTCCGTCTCTGTAGATTTTCAAGGGGTCTGCCGAACGGAGCTGAGTCGCAAGACGGCGAGGACAATACTGCCCGTGATAGCGGTCAACGAAGTAAGTGATGGCGATGATGTTCTCCGTTCGGAAGGAATCGGGGTCGCCGTCCCACGCAGTTTTCAAAATCTTCATCGCCTCCGTATAGCGTTCCTCACCGATACGCTTAAAGGCATTGAAAGCAGTTTTGATACAGCCGATGCGGTCAAGCCCACGGTTGTGGTCGAAATCGAGCATAAGCCCGATGGAGACGTTTGCCATATAGAAAGCGGTTGCTTCGGAGTCCTTACCGTAAATCTTTGCTCTCATACGAGCACCTGCTGTCAAAGGGGCAGAGATGCCATTCTGCTGTGCAAAGAGCAGAGCTTCTTCCTCCGCATCCATACCGTAGTACACCTTGCACTTGATGGGAACGTCTTTGTCGCCGGAGACGAGAACACGAGCACCGATGGTGTGCTGTCCGTCAAAAACATAATACTTGCCGTCACGATAGCTGACCTTGGGTTCATTGGCGATACGCTCGTCGAACTTGCTTGCGATTTCTTTTGCACGGGGAGAGAAAAGTTCTCTCTGATAGGTTTCCCTGGGGCTAATGAGCTGAGAAGCAGGGATAACGATGGATTTGTAGTTGTACTTATTTGTCTTAGTTGTCATAATGGAATTTCTCCTTTAAGTATTTGATTTAGATAGGCAAGCCCGTTCTCTGCGAGCTTATTGACCTTGGGGTTATGCTTTTTTGCCAAGAAGTAATCTTTGTTGTGGCTGAGGCATACCGACCAACGGAAGAAAAAGGTGTCCAGAGCATCCTCTAATTCGTAGAGCATACTTTCCGGTGTCCCTCGGCAACCTTCGCTTGGAAGTTCTGCCGCTATCTGCTCCAATGTCAGCAAATGCCTTTCGGGGAGAACCCTTCGCCGTTCTTCCGGTGGCTTTCGTAAGTCCTCAACGAGTGCCGGTCGTTCTTCGTGTGCAGCTCGTGTAAGAGCCTCCACATCGTCCTGGGTGGGTTTGATTTTGCCTGCTAAAATCTCCGAACGAATACCTGGGTCAATCTCATCGGCAATATCTACTGCCTTTGAAAAGGTCTCGGCACGAATAACAGAGTTTCTGCTAATGCCGTATTCGTTTGCAATTCTGTCGCAGGTCTTTTGGCTTGACCCCAAGTTACCAACTTGGGAACCTGTGGTGAATCTCCCGTTTTCATCGTGAGAAAGATTTCTATTGCCGCCGTATGATGCTTTTTCTGACTCATACCGTTTACCAATTAAGTATTTCTTTTGCTGGAAGGTAAGGTTTCGTTGTCCAAGCTGATTTTTGCAAATCCAGGCAAGAGCTTCGTTACGGTCATTGAAGTCACGCTCACAGGTCGTAAATTCAATGTGTGGGTGTTTCTCTACGATGCGGAAGCGGTTGTGTCCGTCGATGATTACATCGCCCCATACGATAATTGGGCTGATGATAATGCCGTCAGCTAAAATGTTTTCTTCAAGCTGCTCAAACTCATCGTCGGTAAGTGGTGGTATCCGGCTTTCAAATTCCGGGTCTATTCTTAATTGCATAGTGTCCTCCTTACACGCTATGTACAGGAGCGAACAACCGAAGCTACTCGCTCCCTTAAATGCTTTTCTTACCGTATTTATCTCCTCCCCCGGTAGTGGGACTCACCAGACGACAGCTTGCGAAGCTGTTCCATAGGAATCTAACCTCCCCGCCTTCTTTGTGACCGGGCTGCGAATTACAGAAGTATCGTTAGCCCTGTGTCCGTCATCGCCGGTTTGGTAGCAATCCAAATCTCGCAGGTTGTGGTGATGTATCGCTCACCTCAATAGAGGGTCGTGGCGCTCACCCTGCCGTAGCTCGTGGTACACAGGAACGTATCTGATGAGTGACTATTCAGTTGTCAAGGAACCGTTGCAAGAACGGGTTTAAGTAACATCGTTCGTTGCGGTGAAGGACTCAGAAAACTGTTCCTTCACCTATCGCCGTTTTGGGGGCGTTTTTTTAAGGTGTTTTTGGCTTATTGCAAAAATTTTTTGAAATTTTCTTTTGAGCTGCCTCGATTGAGTAAAAAACCGCAACCGGAGACACACCCTCTTTGTCTGCGATTTCTTCTAAAGTGTTTTCTTCAACGAAATACATCCATAATCTGTGGAACTGTACCTCCGTCAGCTTATCCTTCATCTGAACAACGAGTTCTTTTTCTTTGCGGCGTTTCTCCATACGCTCCTGGCGGCGAGCCACAGCAACATCGACCGCAGGCACGGCGAGAGCCGCCTCGGATAAATCATCCATTGAAAGCGTGTGATTGGACTCTCTATGGTCGAGGTTTTCTTCCTCGTGGAAGTTTTCATCAGACCAAGCCTTAAAAGCGAGAAAATCTTCCTCGCTCGGAAAATCTTCACGGGTAACACGAACGGTCTTTCCGTCTGCGGTCGGGTACACAACAGCATCCGGGTCTTTCTTGTTCAGGGCATAAATGCTTATTTTGTTAAATCTGCTGGACATATTGGTTCCTCCGTTTTTTGAATTTTTGATTTTGAGTGAAAGTCAAAAATCCAAGCGGAGGACCACGACAGCGGTGTGCTGTATGATAAAAACGGGGATAAAACATAAAAACCTTTCCGCCGCAGAAGCAGCAGAAAGGTAAAAAAGAGCCGCATGATTGATGGTCACAGTTCCCGTGCCGATAAAACAGAAATACAGGGGTACTTCTGTCTCATGCGGCTCTTGGGATGACTACACCAATCAGGCGGCTCCACAGCTCAGCTATGATTTATTCAATTTTTGATTCTATTATTTGGACAAGTGATGACGAAGCCTTCTCATACTGAGAACATTAAAAATGGTTATTCTTCCGCACTTCTTGCACTTGGCTTCCACATGACCTCTTGTATCCTCATACACGGTGATTGCGTTATGAAGGCAATAGGGGCATTTTATGGTTCTTTCTTTTTGAGATGCGATTGCCATTCGTGCTCTGACGATTTTTTGCTGCATCTCCTGCGATGGTTCCTGGATTCGGATATTCTTTTTCATGCCCACACCTCCCAAGGCTCCTTGTATTCCGAGTAGGGCAGGTCTACTAAATATCCCAAGTGGCGCAGGCGGATTAAAAGGGCGGCTTTGGATACCCCGAATGTTTCGCACATCATGTTTACAATCATCTTGTCTCTTTGCAGAAGCCATCCCTCAAAATTCTGAATTGGCTTCATAGAGGCAAAACGCCACATGGCAAGCTCCACTTCCTCTTGCGGCATCAGAATAGCAGCTCCGAGAACATTTGCTTGCCACTCGTTCCAGTCCTCGTTCGATTTCAAGTCCCTCAACGAATATGTACGGCGTTCCGCATAGAGCTTTCTGCAAGCGGCTTTCGTATCCTCAGATTCAAGATGAAACAGGAGCTGGTGCGCACATTCATGGGCTAAGGTAAATCTACGCTTACCACACAGCTTTCTTACATCGCCCGGTGCTATGAAACTGCTGTCGAGCAAAACTTGATTCCTTTTCAATGAAATTGTTCGGGATACGCCTTTTTCCTCTATGGCGTACTCGGTATCTTCATACGCAGTCAGTCCGCATAGGCTTCCATCCACAGATAATTTTTCAAAAGAGATTTTCAAGCGGAGATATTCGCTGGCAAACTGGTCAATCGGAGTTCCCTGCGGCATTGACCTTGCTTCGCTCGCTTTTTCGCCAAAGAAAAACAGATTAAAGTCTTTGATAACTGCTGCGGCAATTTCTTCGATTTTTGCGTGGGATAAAATCATCGGCAAGCCTCCTTTGCTTCTACAAACCATTTATCACCTTCATGAAACAAGTAGGACTCCTTTCCTCTAATCATGACGGTATAACGAATGCCACCACCGCCGACCTTCTTTGAAGCAGCACGGCATTTATACAACACCTGGTCAATCTGAAATATCAGACCGCCCTCCCATCGAATAAACCGAGGATGAAGGCTTCCCTCCTCGTCGATGTCAACATTGACCGACACATAAGCCTTTCGGCAACGAACACTAAGCATAATTGACCTCCGTTCACAAAAAAGTTAAACTTTTACACGAACAATCTTTCGTGTAAATATTGACACACGCAATTTCGCGTGGTATGATAATAGCACGAACAGCATTTCGTGTTCGTGAGTATATTTTAGCACGAACATACTTTCGTGTCAATAAGCAATAACGAAAAAGTGTTCGTGTTCATAAAAAATTTAAGAAAGAGGTGCCTTATGCTTTTCAAAGAACGACTGAAAGAAAAAAGACATGAAGCAAATCTAACGCAGGCGGAACTCGCAAAGAAAGCCGGTGTATCTACCCGCACTATCCAAAATTACGAGCTTGGCTCCCGCAAACCATACCAAATTGAAGTTGTTCAGAAAATTGCCGACGCACTTTCCACAACAACAGAGTACCTTTTGGGGAGCAGCGGTATCATGGTTGCCGAAGCACACGAAAAAGGCGGTTCCAAAGCAGCCAGAGACATTGACGAGCTTGTAAGCGAAGTAACCGGTATGTTCGCCGGTGGTTCTCTTAGCGAGGAAGCTCTGGAAGGTGCAATGAAAGCACTTAATGATGCTTATTGGATTGCAAAAGAGAAAAACAAGAAATACACGCCTAAAAAGTACCGCAAAACAACCAAAACTGAATAAATCCGTTTTTTAGGACTATATGTTTGATATACTATTCCACGATTGGAGGTGGAATTATGACCGCTGAATATCTTTCCAAAGTCGGCAGCGCACTTGTAAGACGCTGCGGCACACGAGACCCTTTTAAGATTGCCAAAGAGCTTGGTATTGAGGTCTTGTTTTGCGAGGGCTTCGGACCACTAAAAGGAATGTACAGGGTGGTTAAACGAAACCGTTTTATCTTCATCAATCAAGATATGAGTGAGCAGATGCAGAGAATTGTCTGTGCCCACGAACTGGGACATGACCAACTGCACCGTTCTCTGGCAAAAAACAATGCCATCCAAGAATTTATGCTTTACGATATGCGGTCAACACCTGAATACGAGGCAAATATTGTCGCATCCGAAATCCTGCTCGATACAGACGAGATACTGGAGTACATATATCACTATGATTACACGTCCGAGCAGATTGCAAGGGTCATGGAAACCGACATCAATCTCGTTGCATTGAAAATAGCCCATCTTGCAGAGACGGGCTATAACCTTCGCAGGATTGAGCATCGAAGTGACTTTTTGAGATAAAGCACACCATTGGTGGTGATAATGATTGCGCCTGCAAAATAACTGTAAATGTTGAAGCACACATCGGCAGTAAATCCGATGTGTGCTTTTTTCATACAATCCACCGACAAATCTCAATTGCCACAGTTCAAATGCAAGGAAAAGGTGGCTGATTGTTAATAGGTAAGCAATATGCCATATTTAATTGAATATCCATCAAATATAAACTTATAATTAGGTATTTCAGTACCTCAGATTTGTAAATTTCTTGACGAAGCATAGAAGATTGCTGTAGCATATTGACAAATAGCGTGACATTTAGTATAATTATGATGTCTTATTATTATATGGGGGTTTTATGCGTACCCGTAATTTTAATTTCCTATCTGCGTGGGAGGATGAAAAGTATGAACGAAAATCAAAAAGAAATCTTTATGGACAAAATGACGCAGAACTTGCCTGCATTAAGAGCCAGAGCAGGTCTTACGCAAGCAAAGTTAGCCGATATGATGGGTGTAAGCCGACAAACACTGGTTGCGGTCGAAAACGGAAAGCGAAAACTGACTTGGGGTGGATTTATGTCTTGCTTCCTTGTGTTCCACAAAAATCCAGACACAGACATTATGCTTAAAGCCTTTGAAATCAACACAGAAGAATTGGATGAGTATCTTGGTGCTACAGGTCAATAA